CAACAAGGCAATGCTCCAGGATCTCAAGGATGGTGCTAAGACTGACCCAACGATGTCCAAGGTGGACAAGGCAAAGGTCTTAGGTGCTCTCGACCAGCTGGGGATGAACTTAGGTTCCAACCCTGGTACCAAGGTCAATGAGATCATGGGTAAACTTCAGAGTGTAGAGCCTGACGCTGTGGCTCAATATGTCGAACCATATGTCATGCGCGTTATGGGTCAGCAAGACGCAGCCCCACGTAACTCGGCACCTGGTCCAGAGTTCACTTCTGAGGGTGCTCTTGGGTCACCCACCCCTGTTGTGCATGGCCAAATTAAAGCTAAAGGCACCAACCACGGACTTCTACCACACCTACGAGTAGACGCCCCGTCATCCCGTGGTGGTAAGGCTCTTGTCCTGTCTGGCACGAACAATAAAAACGCATCCCGTCAAATTGATGGTATTGATGAAGTTCTTAGTCGTCACCCTGATCCAGCGTCTTCCGCAGATGCCTGGGCCTCAATGATGGGTGATGCTTTAGCCACTAATGATGTACCAGTACAGCCGAATGGGTTTATTGATGACATCAACAATGGTGGTGCTCAGAAACTACTTTCCAAACTAACTGACGGCCAGATTAAAGACGCTGATCATGGTTTTGAAAACGCAGCTGAATTTCGCCGTGCATATGTCAATGGTGAGATTAGTATCGAGGACACTGGTCGCCTGTTCTTGTGGTCTTTCTTGTCGAGAGGTGTCAGCCCCTATACTCAAGAAGGCCTCTTTATTGATGCCTTTGATGGCATTGATCCTTGGATGAAGGCAGCCGCAGGGGGTGATTTTAATCCCGAAAATACAAGGATTGTTTACCCAGATCTTGGCACTGCAAAAGAATTTAGCCAGGTTTTGTTTGATCGTGCTCTGCAAGCATGGGAGACATCAAGCGCAAAAATTAAGGCTAAAACACCCAAACCACAGAAATCCGATACTGCGTTTAAGGTTGAGCAGCGGCCAGATGGACCCGCTGTTACATATAAACAATGGGCATCTACAGCAGCACCAAAGGGCAGTGGTCAACCAGGTGCTGGCGCAGCACACAATCTGAACGCTTATGGAACCTTGTTTCTAAAGAAAATGTCTCAGGATGCTGGTTTAGGGGATGGGAGATCACGTCTACAGGTCATCCATGACATGATGTCCGATCCAAATACTACTGGTAAAGGAATACGCCGACAGTTCATGCGGATGGGTGAAGGTGTGGGGATTGATAATAAGGTTGTATCATTCACACTGTTGGTTGCTGGTTTTGATGATGTGATGGTTCTTGATCGTGTCCAGATGCGTCAGATGTGGAACGATGGGCGATTTGATGGTATCAACCTCTATGATGGCTATAAATCTAAGAATAAGCCCGTCACAGGTTCAGCACTTTCTAGCTTAACCTATGGGGCACGTGGTCTTTTAATTTATGAAGCTATGGAGCAATCACTTGCGTCCAGACTACCTAAAATTTACCAAGATTTAGGCCGACCAGAGGCAGCATCTGTAGGTCGATACCACTGGGAAACATGGGTAGCCTCATCTGAACAAGAGGCGTCACACGCAACTATTGATGCAATTCTAGCCCGTGCAAAAGGTGACCCAAACCCGCTTGATGGTGTAACAGCTAAAGAGGGTGAATATGGTGCATATGCTTATGGTGCGAGATATGGTATTGAAAATAACCAGTCAGCATTTACATATACAGTCCCAGGATACGGTGATTTCAAATTTAGTGTCCCACAGTTCCAAACCTTTCTTGAAGATATTAAGAAAGCAAAGAGCAACGTGGTTCCCGCTAAATTTAGGGTAACCGATAGTGGAAACGCACCTTGGTACACACGTGATGGCGTCAACCTTGATGCTCTAGCAGAAAAGGCAAAAGAACATGGCAAGCAAGTTCGAGCAACTGATGGCGAATTACGGGAAGATCAAAACCCTTCCAATGGACGCCCCGCTACCACCGCTGGCGGACAAGCAAGGCAGTCAATCCCAGGAGGCATCCTCACCCAAGGAGGAGCCAATCCGTCAAACAATCTCGTCCGAAGCCGTGATCCAGAAGTTTCTGAAGTAAAACAAGAGACGCCCCTGGTTAATGCCTCTATTGAGATTGGCTTAAAGGGATCAGAGTTTGAGAATGGCATCAAGGACATGGCGGGTGTTGAAAAACTCGCTGCGGCCTACGGTGTTGTTCTGAAGTTCTACAACTCCAACCCTGAGATGCTCCAGGCGGTGCCTAGTGCTGCCCAAGGTGCTATGGGTGCCTATACCCCCCGTTCCAAGACTGTACACGTCGTGAGTACTGGCGACATCCAAGAACTGATTACAGCACTCCATGAGACGCTACATGCCGTAGGTATGGGGAGCCTCAAGACGGGGAACTTCCTTGGTGAGGCAGATACAGTCAATGGCCTAACAGGGCAGCCTGACAAAGCAGGTATTGGTAGTCTTGAAACCTATATGGACTTCATATTCGGCAAGGGTAAATCCAACCACCTACGGCGCGAAGTCCTATCTGAACTCAAGCACATTCAAGATCGTGCTCAGTTCTCCACTGGGGATGTCCAAGGTCCAATCCGTGGTGCCCAGTCAATGGTAATGATGCTCAAAAAAGCCAAGCGCGACCTTGAGGCTGATGGTCAAAGTTTTGAGGCTCAAAAGGCCAAAGTTCGTAAGGAACTGAAAGACTTTCAAAACTACGAACGGTCGATTGGTGAACTCACAGTTGATGCGCTTGTTCTATATGCACATGACCCAAAAGGTATGAAGCGTGTAGCACCACAGACTGCAAAGGTGATGCGCGAGTTGTTCCGAACCGCTGGGAACAAGAAGATCCAGTTCTACAGCCACCCACTTGCGATGGCTGTTGCAGTTGTCATGGCAATCATGGCCAAGGCTGGCATGGAAGAAGAAGAAGAAAAGCAGCAGATGCCACCAGGGATGCTATCACCTCAACTTGGCATGCTGTCTGCATAAGGAAAACTATGAACAAGACTGTCTTTGACATGGTCGATATCCTCACATGGATCGAGGCCACCAAAGGGTCTACGTTACTATCCCCACAGCAAAAAGATGTCGTCCTGGGGGAGATCTCACGATCTCTCCCCGCGCCTCAAATGCTGTGTCGGACGTGCGTAAAGACCTATCAAATCATTCAAGATATCCTCGGAGGAGAGGCCAATGGGAGCACCCAAAACTCCACGTCAGAAAGCCCCCAAAAAACCCCTAACGCACCCCAAAAAGGGGCACCAAAGCGGCAAAAACAGCTACTTCGCAAAGATGATGCTGACGGAAGAGGGCCGAGCACTCCGCCAAGAGTGGTCAAGAAAAAAGCGTAAGAACGGTGGTAGGCCAATGGGGGCTGTCGATGGGCATACCGCAGAAACACTAAAACCAATCCGAGAACAGTCACAGAAAGATTCAAAAAGGATCGTTGAAATCATGGCAGAAGAATATGGCATTGATGACAGTTATGCCAAAGAGGCTCTCCAAACAGCTGTAGAAATCATGCGTGAACCAGCACAGAACCGAGACAAGCTAACAGCTGCTCGTATGGTCCTGGACTTCACCAAATCTAAACCAACATCAAAATCAGAAGTCACCATCGGTAAAGCCGAAGCCTTCCTCAGTTCGCTCTTGGAGGGCGACACTCAGGAAGAGCAAACAGATGAACCAGACGAAGAATAAACTGAGAGAGGTGCGCTTGCGCCTTCTGAATGACTTTGACTTCTACTCCAAGCACTCACTGAAGATCCGCACCAAATCTGGTGACATCCAGCCCCTCAAGCTAAACAGTGCCCAGACCATCCTAAATGATGCGGTCACTAAGCAGGTTGCTACTGAGGGCAAGGTGCGGGTCATCATCCTTAAGGCACGACAGCAGGGTCTTTCGACCTACGTTGGAGGCTACCTTTACTTCTCCGTGAGCCAACGCCCAGCTGCGAAAGCTATGGTTATCACACACCACTCTGACAGTACCCGTGCCCTCTTTGATATGACCAAGAGATACCATGAGAACTGCCCAGACATCCTCAAGCCACACACGAAATACTCCAGCCGCAGAGAGTTGTCTTTTGACCAGCTGGATAGTTCTTTTGTTGTTGCTACAGCTGGTGGTGAGAGCATTGGTCGAGGTGAGACCCTAACCCACGTCCACGCTTCAGAGATCGCCTTTTGGACAAAGAGTACCGCCCTAGAGAACTGGAACGGTATGACCCAGGCGGTCCCAAACACACCAGGCACAGCCATCTTTGTTGAGAGTACAGCGAATGGCGTCACAGGGGTATTTTATGACCTCTGGAAGGGTGCCTGTGAAGGGACCAATGGGTATGTCCCTGTGTTCATCCCGTGGTTTGCTGATGCGACCTACAGAGAAGATGTACCAGAGAACTTTGAGCGTACACCTGACGAAGAAGACCTGATCAAAGAGTATGACCTCGATGACAGGCAGCTGATGTTTCGTCGCCGTAAGATTGCCCAGAACGGCCTAGATCTCTTTCGTCAGGAATACCCAAGCTATGCCGAAGAGGCCTTCCTGACCACGGGTCGCCCTGTGTTTAACCTGGAGCCACTCCAGAAGCGCATTGATAACACCGAAGACCTCAAGCAGCGTCTAGCATTAGAAACTGATGAGTGGATGGTAAACCCGCGTGGTGAACTGTCGATCTTTGTTCCTCATGTCAATGGCGAACAGTATGTAATTGGTGCTGATGTTGCGATGGGTGTCCGCGGTGGTGACTACAGTGTTGCCCAGGTTCTCGACAGTAAAAAGCGGCAAGTGGCTACCTGGCGTGGCCATGTCCACCCCGATTACTATGCTCAAGTGCTCTATCATCTTGGTATGTACTACAACGAGGCCCACATCATTGTAGAGAACAACAGCCACGGCATTCTCACGTGCACTAGGCTGGGTAAGGATATGTCCTATCCGAACTTCTACACAGAGGTCCAGATGGACAAGCTGACAGATCGAGAGACTGTCAAACTAGGCTTCACCACAACATCAAAAACAAAACCCCTGATCATCGATGAACTGCGGGCAGCTGTCCGAGACAACGATATTGAACTGAATGACAAGGTCACGATCCGTGAGATGTTAACCTATATCGTCACTGAGAGTGGGGGCATGGAAGCAGAAGGCGGGTGTTTTGATGACTGTGTGATGAGCCTCGCATTAGCTAACCACGTCCATCAGGGCATCTGGGAGCCTATTGAGGCATCCGACAACTATTATATAGAAATGGTCTGAGCATGAAAGATTACAAAAAGCTGGATGACGATGAGATTGCAGTTGTCCTTGATGACTGCATCCGTCGCAGCACTGGCTACTATGACAGCCAGATCTCGCGAGAGCGGAAGAAGGTCGTGGATTACTACAACGCCACCCTGCCCCGCCCAGCGCACGATGGTAACAGTAAGTACGTCTCAATGGACGTCTATGACACTGTAGAGAGCATGAAGGCAGTGTTGCTGGAGACCTTCTCATCAGGACACAAAGTCGTGCGGTTTGCACCACAGAATGCCGACGACACACAGATGGCAGACATTGCCAGTAGTTACGTTGACTACGTTGCTCATCGCCAGAACAACATCTTTGAAGTAATGCAGACCGCCATCCATGATGGTCTCATTGCACGTGCTGGTTTGACTAAAGTCTACTGGTGCCAACAAGACGAAACGACCAACGAGCAAGTCAACCAACTGACTGAAGATGAACTGGATCTGATGCTTGCCCAGCCAAACATTGAGATTGATGAGATTGAGCAAGATGCCACTGGTCTTTTCTCTGGAACTCTAGCGGTCACCCGCGATACTTCTCAGGTAAAAATTGAGGCAGTTGCCCCAGAGAACTTCCTGATTGAACCACAAGCAAAGTCTTTGGATGATGTCAGTTTCTGCGCTGAACGTATGCTCCTGTCTATCTCTGATCTACGTGAGATGGGCTACGATGACGATCTTCTTGATGACATCGGTGAGGGCGAAGAATATTCAGCTGAAACGGATCCAGAGGTTCTTGCTAGGTTTGAAGAAATTGGCGCTGATCAAGGGTTCAGTAGCAACAGCTATCAGGACCAGGTACGCCTGATCACTGTCTATGAGTGCTACGTCCACCTGGACTGTGAGGGCACGGGCATTGCTGAACTCTATAAGATCACCAAGGCTGGTAATGTTGTCCTCGAAAAGGAGAAGGTCAGCCGTAAGCCATATGTCGCTTTCGTCCCACTCCCTGTCCCCCACGCTTTCTGGGGTAACAACTTTGGCACCAAGGTGATCCCAACCCAGAACGCCCGTACAGTCCTGACACGGTCTATCCTTGATCACGCCATGGTCACCAACAACCCACGATATGTGGTGACTAAAGGGTCGCTGACGAACCCACGTGAACTGATTGACAACCGTGTTGGTGGTATCGTCAACGTCACACGTCCTGATGCTATCTCACCTATGCCCCAGGCACCTCTGAACCCGTTTATCTTCCAGACAATCAAGATGCTGGATGAGGACAAAGAGGAGACCACTGGTGTTTCTCGCCTGTCTCAAGGGTTAAACAAGGACGCCATCAGTAAGCAAAACTCTGCTGCTATGGTCGAACAGCTGGCAACCATGTCCCAGCAACGTCAGAAGATCATTGCTCGCAACTTTGCAAACAACTACCTAAAGCCGCTCTACAGTCTCGTTTACCAGCTTGTCGTTGAGAACGAAGATCAGCAGAAGATCGTGGATCTCGCAGGTTCTTTTGTCCAGATTAATCCTGGTCAATGGGCTGACAAACGCGATGTCACTGTAGAAATGCACTTGGGCTACGGTGAGCAAGAGCGTGAGAGTCAGAAGTTCCTGGCCATACACCAGTTGCTGTCCGCTGACCCAACAATCCAGATGATCTACAGCACTGAGCAGAAGTATAAGATGCTGTCCAGGATCATGGAACAAGCTGGGATCGTGAATGCGTCTGACTATCTTAAAGATCCAGCAACGGTACAGCCACAAGCGCCAGACCCTGCACAGGAACTACAGATGGCCATGGCCAAACAGCAACTAGAAATCCAACAACGTCAGACAGCCCTGGGCGAGATGAAGGCACAAAGTGATGCTGAAATTGCCCGTCTGAAGTTGGAACTTGAGAAGGTGAAGTCCGAGAGATCCTTTGCAATCCAGTCGGATGGCATGGACCTTAAAGAAGCCCAACTTGAGCATAAGCGCAGTATTGATACAGCTGAACTTGAGGTTCTTAAATCGGCGGAAGATGTCCGTGCGATTGCAAGCCCAACTGGCTAAAATCAACTACATTAACAACCAAAAGAGGCGGCCCTGAGTGGTCGCCTTTTTGCATTTCCAAGGATGAGCAAATGACCGAAGAAGAAGAGCAAATGTATGCGCTTGGTAACAGCGCCGCTGCACTACTTGACCAAGAGTGTTTCACTAAAGTTGTAAACACACTTACGGAACAATCGTTCCAAACATTCGTCAACACAGACATGGGTGCCCCAGAGAAACGTGAGCGGCTCTACAGCCACTACCGCGGCATTGTTGATGTTGTGGAAACCCTAAGACACTGGGTCTCCGTGCGTGATGAAATCCAAATTAAAGCAGACAACCTGCAAGAGGAGGTAGGACCATGAGTAACGTCCAGAACGCCAACCTTGAACCGCAGTCTCTCAATCTCGATGATGCTGCAGACGCCATTCTAGACCGCTGGTCGGACGCGGAAACGCTATCTGATGAAGAGGACCAAGAGGCAACACCAGAAGTCGTCGATGAGACCGAAGACGACGATGGTGATTTTGACGAAGATGAAGAAGTATCTGAAGACGACGACGATACCGAAGCAGACCCTGACGATGAAACCGAAGACACCGACGAAGATGACGATGAGGATGACGAAGAAGATACTGACGACAAAACTGTTGAAGGTATCACCGACGAAACCCTGATTGAAATTATGATTGATGGCGAGGCTAAACAGGCATCTGTTAAGGATCTTAAGCGACTTTATGGTCAGGAAGCATCTTTAACCCGAAAGTCTCAAGAAGTTGCAACCAAACGAAAAGAGGCCGAAGAGGCCTTGGTTAATGCTGATCACACATATCGTACCTTAATGGAACGTGCGGAGGCTAGGTTTAAGCCTTACTCTGAATTGGACATGCTGGTTGCTAGTCGCAATCTGTCTAATGATGATTTCACCCAATTACGTCAGGACGCCAAAGCGGCAGAGGAAGACCTCAAGTTCCTACGTGAGGAAGCAAACTCCTTCTACCAAAATGCCCAAGGTAGTGCGCAAGCACAGCTACAGGAAGCGGCGAAAGAGTGCTCACGCGTACTAGAAACGGAGATCGAAGGTTGGGGTAATAACCTCTACAACGAAATCCGCTCTTACGCAGTAAAGCAAGGGCTTCCACAGGATCAGGTGGATAAGTACGTGGACCCAGGCGTCATAAAGATCCTTAACAAGGCTCGTATGTATGACGAAATGAAAGCCACAGCTGGCACTAAAAAAGCCAAAGCTGCCATTTCTACAAGTCCAAAATCCAACAAGAAAGTTCTTCGGTCCAAGAAGGCACCAGTCACCCAAGATGAGGGTAATCGGGCACGGATCAAGAAGAGCCAGTCAAAGCTGATGTCCAACACAAGTCGTGCTGGAGATCTTGACGATATAGCTGACGCATTACTCGCTCGTTGGGAGCAATAGCAGTCCAAAACGCCAGTAAGTAAAGGAAAATTACAATGGCTACTTATACAACATACGACCAGGTCGGTAAGGCTGAGTCAGTTTCTGACGTAATCACAAGCATTACACCATCGGACACCCCCTTCCACAGCATGATCAAAGACGAAAAGGTCTCTGCTCGGACGTTCTCATGGCTTGAGGATACCTTGGATGAAGCGGGTTCAAACGCACAAATCGAAGGCGCAGATGCCGCAATGGCAACTCTGACAGATGTGACTGAGCGGTCAAACACGACCCAGATCATGTCCAAGGCGTTCCAGGTATCTGCAACAGCTGACGCCATCAAGACCTATGGCCGTGCAAAAGAAACTGCATACCAGCTTGGTAAAACACTCAAGTCCCTCAAGAAGGACGTTGAATTTGCCCTGGTAGGTTCCAACCAAGCAGCTGTCACTGGTGGTGGATCGACCGCACGTAAGATGGCCACAGTCAGCCAGCAGATCACAAACACAACCGCATCTGCTGACGGTGTTCTGAACGAAGCCAACATCCTGACTGCGGGTGAAGCTGCGTTTAATGCTGGTTCTGACCCCTCGGTGCTGATGATCCGCCCTGCGGATGCTCAGACAATCGCTGGTTATACATCAGCTGCTGGCCGTAACCGTGAAGTCGGTGCGTCCAAGACACTGGTCAACGTGGTAGATCTTCTGGTTACCCCATACGGCGAATACAAAGTGGTATTGAACCGCCACCAGTTGGACGACCGTGCGTTCTTGATCGACCCATCCATGTTCAAGACCTGTACGCTCCGCCCCTTCACTCGCACACTGCTTGCGAAGAACGGCGACAGCGACAAGCACTACATCGTTGGTGAAATGTCTGTGAAGCACAAGAACTTCGCAGACAGTCAAATGATTACTGGCCTGACATAAGTCTCGCCAGACATCAGTTAGCCTTTCACTAGGTTAAATTGGACCCCCAGGGATCTACAGTTTTTTGCTCTCCTTACTGTGGAACCCTGGGGGTTTTTTCTTCAAAGGAGATGAGCATGGCCAAAAAGCCAAATTTACAGGGCGTCAACTTGGACTTCCTAGAGCAAGCTGGTGAACTTGTACGCAAACACACCCAGCATATTTCCCAGGCATTTCTCGACGATCTAAAAGACAGTCGCAATGAAAGTAGCACCAAAAAAGAAGGTGAACTTATGCGTGCCGCGTCGATCCCTGTTGCTGTTGTAGAGCAGTGGACCCGCGAAGGTTTTAACATTTACGAAGCAACTGGCAAAGAGATCATCAAGCGACTGCGTGATCAAAACCTCGATTATTTCTTAGCAACCGACAAGAGGATCTGAATATGTATTCCGACAAAGGCCCATTCAAAAAGTGCAAAGGCTGCAAGACGCCAACCACATGCAAATTGAACGGCAGCTGCCTAAAAAAGGCGGTGTCCAATGGCTAAACCTGGCCTTTACGCAAACATCCACAAGAAACGTGCCGCGGGTAAACCCATGCGGAAAAAGGGTGCCAAAGGTGCACCGACAGATGGTGCTTTCAAAAAGGCCGCTAAGACAGCCAAAAAAAGGACAAGTTAAATGAACAAAGGCCAGATACGTGCCCACTTCAAAGCACTACTGAACCGCTCAGACTGTGTAGACGCCCTGGCCGATACCTTCATTGACCAATCTATCAGTCGGATCCAGCGCCTCATCCGCATCCCTCCAATGGAGAGGCAGCAGGCTTATGCAATCAACTCCCCGTCTCCTCAAGATAGCATAATTCTACCAGCTGATTTCCTTGAGATTATCGACATCTACTTCGACAGCACCTCTTTGTCCCGTGTCCCCATGCGAACCATCTTGGAGATGAAAAAGATCAACGATCTAGGGTCTCCATTGTTCTTTGCCAGAGAGCAAGGGTCGTTGGTTCTATACCCACGGCCCACATCGGGAACTCTCTATCTCAACTATTATGGTCAATTTACGGACTTAATTGCTGATACTGACACTAATGACTTAACCAGTATTGCATCAGATGCGGTGACCTATGGTGCCCTATCGTATGCGGCAGATTATTTCATTGATGAACGCGGGGGTCTTTTTGAACAAAAGCTGAACACATTCCTGTCGGAACTACAGCAGCAAGCAAATGATGCTGAGACATCTGGGACAGTCCAAGCAATCCGCCCAACTACAAATTACCAGGACTAGGATCACATGGCAAAATCTTCGTTTTTCAATGGCACTGGTGTGTCCACCAATTATATCTCAGATCTCGAAATTATTACAGATGAGGTCAAGGGCCACAAAGACGCCGCCGCCTCTTCTGCTGCCTCTGCTGCAGCTGCTGCACAACAGATTGCCGCTGATGCCAATGTAGCAAGTAACAATGCGTCAGCTGCCCAGGCCTCCGCTACCCTTGCCGCTAACAGTGTGGCTGATGCTGCTGATAGCGCCACCCAAGCTGAAAATAGCAAGGTGGCCGCCGCTGCGTCAGAATTACAAGCAGCATCCTTTGAGAGTTTAGTTGATAGCCACTTAGAAAATGCATCAGCATCAGCATCCCTGGCAGCTGCAAGCGAGATTGCATCAGATGCCTCTGAAGTAGCGGCGCTTGCTTCTAAGGTGGCTGCACAGGCCGCACGGGTGGCAGCTGAGTCAGCACAGGCCAGTGCTTCCACTCACGATAGCAATGCATCAACATCGGCCTCTGAGGCCTCCACCAGTGCCTCTCAGGCTTCTGACAGTGCAGCCCTCGCCAATACAAAAGCCAATCAGGCAGACGCAGCTAAAGTTTTGGCTCAAACTGCAAAAACTAATGCAGAGACTGCTGAAGCTAACGCTGGAACTTCTGCATCTACAGCAACGGCACAAGCTGGAGTAGCAACGACACAGGCTGGGGTAGCAACCACACAAGCTGGAGTAGCAACGGCACAGGCTGGTGAAGCGTTGGTATCCGCAGCAAATGCTGCATCTTCTGACGCTTCCGCGCAGGCTTCTAAAGACGCTGCGCTAGAGGCTTTGGACTCTTTGTCAGATGCTCTGTCTGGCGCAAACAATTTGTCAGATGTGGCCTCAGTTTCTACTTCACGCACTAACCTCGGATTGGGTACTGCAGCCACTACAGCAAGCACAGACTATGACACGGCGGCACAGGGTTCTACGGCAGATAATGCTTTGCCTAAAGCCGGTGGCACACTTACTGGTAATCTAGGTATTGGTATTAGCACCCCAGGTTACAAACTTGAAGTTCTAGAAGACGTTAACGATACAGTAGTTGCAAACTTTGTGAACGGCGCTGGCCGCAGTGGTAGCACACAAGGAAAAGGTTATATAGGTTTCGGGTTAAGCCCTTCTTGGGATTTTCAAGGCTCTTACATAGGATGGGACCAAGAAAGTGATTCAGGCTTCCAACAAGCAATGACGTTCGGAACTAGACCTGACGTTGAGGAATTTCCTACTGAGCGTATGCGCATTGCCTCAAATGGTATTGTAAAGTTTGTAGAAGGTACAATTGAGCTAAATGA